CATCCAAAATTTGGAAGGGTCAGCGGAGCGAGCCGCATGACGCGCCCTGCCTCGGAGGCCGACTCTTCCAAGATTGCGGTCATGTCGCCTCCTGAAGCGGTAGAAGTCGAGAGTGCCGGAGGTGGTAATGGGGGAACCGGGGTAGACAGGGCAAAGGGTCGCAACGCTAGTAACTGTGCCCGAGCCACCGGGCGCGGGATATACCGGAGTAGCTCCCGTGATGGTAGTCACTACCGTGACAAAGACTGAGTTACCCCCAGTCCAGGAAGCCGACACTGAGAAGTGATCGTACACCGCTCCAATTGATGGAACGCGCGTAGCCGTACTGTTCCCGCTCGTCACACTGCTATCGAGCGACGTACAGGCATTCGCCGCCGTGCAGCCCGAGACAGTGACAGTCGTAGAAGTTGGAAAGCCAGAGACCGTTTCGAGGAACGTCGCCGATTGAGAGCTGTACGTCTGATTCGGGACGGTGAAAGAACTGCCGCTCGTTGAGATGGTCTGGGTGGATTGATAGGTCTGCTGAGAGAGTGCGGGCAGGCAGGCGAGGATAAACGGCGCCAAGGTCTGTACAAACCTTCGCGCCCGTTTCCCCGGTGCGGATTGGGCAGAGGGATAAGATAGCACGGTGATCTCCATGTGTGTCAAGCGAAAAAATCGGGGCCGCGCCAGAGAAGGAAAAAGCCACGGCCCCAGTTTTGGTGGTCAGAGCTTTAGCTGATGCTCACGCCGCCAGCGGACGGGTTCGCGTACCACACGCCGCCGAATGCGGTGAGTTCGATGGAATCTCCCACCGCTCCGCCGAAGGTCAGAACGTGGTGGCTGCCGTTGATGGCGTTGGCGGGCGTGGTGACGGTGTGGTCTTCCGCCGTGCCTGCGATGATGCGGAGGCGCTTGCCGTCCATGCCGCCCACTGCGGGCAGCCCGGCGACGGGCGCGGCTAAGGTGTAGGCTCCCGCCGTGGCGTCGGTCAATAGCACGGTGCCTTCGAGCGCAGCAATAGCGCCGGGAGCCGGGAGCGCGACCGCCCCGAAAAAGGGCTCGAGGTTCTGGCAGATGAAGCCGTCCTGATCGGGCGAGGATGCGGGGAAACGATTAACGATGTTGGACATTGATTTGTTCTCCTTGTTGTGGAATTCGGTTTGGGGCCGGGAGCGCCGGCCCCAGGATGGTTTAGGCGGCGTTCTGGAGGTACTGCACGGGGTGGGTTCCTGCGTCCAAAAGCTGGCCGTCATAACGCGCAAACGCCAGGAACGCGACCTGCCCATAATCGGCAAACCGTTCCACCAATCGCAGCACGCTCATCTCTTTCACGCGCCGGATGACGTACTTGTCGAGCGGGCCGAACGCGACGGAGATGGAACCGACCGGCGGGGAACCGGAAGGCCCGAGTTGCGCCATGTCGTTATTGATCGAATACGGATAGCCGTTCAGCGTATCCGGCTGGTGATCCGCAAGGCCCGAGAAGCCGGGCATCCACAGAGGCCGCCCGTAGTTGTCTTTGAGCGTCTTCAGATAGCGCAAGGTCTGATCGTGGAACATCCACTTCGCGCCCCGGCGATACAGGGGATCGATCGAGTGCTCCAGGTTCACCAGGTCGATGTAGCCTACCTGGTTGGTCGGGTTGGGGGTGGTCAGATTGTCGTTGCCGATGACGGTTTGCCCCGAGCTGGTGGCCGCGGTGATGATGCCGTTCGGCTGCGAGGCGGTGGGCCCGCCCCCGACCGTGAACATGGTGTTCGAGATACGGCCCAGGCGCGTGGCGAACTTCTTGATGAGGAAGGCTTCGAGATCGAAAGCCGAGTCTTGCAGCAATTCGATAGAGACCTTCACCATTTTCGAGCTGAACTTGTACGCCCCGAACATGATCTGGCCGAGGGACACGTCCTGCTCCGTCACCTGCTGGCCTTCGCCGATGATTTCGCCGGTCACCGTGGTGTCGTTATCGGTGGGGTAAGGCAGCGGCTGGCCCGTGGCGGTGTCCATGACTTCGGCCACGTTCCACATGTCGCCGTAATACTTCAGGGCGTCTTCGATCTTCATGGTGAAGCCCACGGGAACGAAGAAGCCGGTGGTGGCGCCGGGATACGCGCCCTCACCGCCCGAGCCCATGTCGCGAGCTTCGACGGTCACCATTTTCTGGCCCATCTTGTAGAGGGTCTGCCGCTCTTCGACGCTTACGCCGGAGAAGCGGTAGCCGCCCCGGATCTCGGGGTGGTCTCCATTGCGCAGATACGACAGGAACGCCTTGCGCTCCTTTTCGCGCTGCTCTTTGAGCACGGTGGCGTCATCGGCGCCGGCCGGCTGATTTTCCCGGCGGGTGGTGTCCGCGGGCTGGCGCAATTGCGCGTCGAGCGCGGTCTTGCGGGCTTCGGCATGGTTGATGGACTTGATCTCGGCTTCGAGATCTTGCTGCTCGGTGTCCATGGCTGTGAACTTCGTGCGGTTTTCGGCGGTTGAGAGATCCAGGGCGCACATTTGAGTCCAGATCTGGCCGCGTTTTTCGCTCATTTCTCGTACGGTCATAGGAATTCTCCTGAAGGGTTTGAATTGGGGTGGTGACACACGCGCCCGAGTCCGCCGCGGCCCGCGGGGATTGGCGCGCAACCGCCTGTTCGCGCGTGGCATTCAAGCCGAGCCCCATCGGGCGCGCGGCAAAGCGGGGAGAAACTGAAAATCGTTTAGGCTGCCGGCTTGTTGATTAGCAGCTGGATCTGGCGCTGGCGCAACTGAAGCGCTTCGAGGTCTTCCTGCCTCGGCTCGGCTGCGGGAGGTGCGGACTTCCCTTCGTCCACGTCGATCCCGTTGGCTTTCGCCGCGGCCTTGATCTTCGCGAGCACCTTGGGCTTTTCATCGGCCGGGATGCCTTCGGTTTGCTCGAACCGGGCTAAGGCGTTGCGGATGTGCGATTTCGTTTTTTCGTCGTCGCCGGGGAATTTAATGGGCAGCTTCCAGGTGGAAGTCTTGTCCGGGTCTCCCACATAGGCGAAGCAGTCGGATGTCAGATCGACGCCCGCGACCTTCTTGGTCTTGGCGTCCGCGCGGGTCTGGATGTGGTGCTTGGCGGAGCGCTCGCCGTCTTCGCCTTCGCAGTTGGCATCTTCGCACTCCGGGTCCGTGCATTCCGAGCACATGCCCTCCGCGCATTTGTCGCAGTCGCACTTGCACCATTGATCGCGGTGCTCCAGCATGCGGGAGCGAAATTCAGCCGGTACCCCGCCGGGAAAGAAGCTGCGGATCGCGGCCGTGGCCGAATCGTTCGCCGGGTAAGTCACCGGCCCCACGTCGAACAGATCCACGTCTTGGATGGTGCGGGTGGATTTAATCAGCCGCCCCTTATCGTCGCGCTCGTCCTGCCAAGTGTCTTTGGTGACAATAAAGCCGAAAGAGGAGCCGTCGATATCTCCGCGTTCAATCGATTCCACGCAGCGCGCGCCGGCCGGCGGCGTGCAGTTGTATGCCAGGCCCTTGGAATCTTCCTGGATGGTGAGGGTATTGGCTTTGGTGCGCCCCAGCACGTGATTGGGGTCGTGGTTGAACAGGCAGCGCACATCCTGCTTTTCCTGGATCGCGCGGGCGAACGCGCCGGGCGCTACTTGCTCCACGATCTCCCCGAACCAATCCGAGATGACATACGGATCGTTGAAGGTGGAGGCATAGCCTTCGATGTGGGTACCCGCATCGCCTTTGACGGCGCGCACCTCAGTCTTGAAGTTGCGGCGTTCGATCTTCTTGCTCATGGCTCAACTCCTGTTTGGCTTTTCTGGCGGCGAGGTCCCGGTACACGGCGATCTTAATGGCTGCCACCGCTCGGGATAGCTCCACTGGGGCATCTTCCGGTTTCAATCCTCTGTGGTGCATGCCCGCGATGAATTCCTGCACGAACCCGGCGACTTCGAGCGAGGGCGGCTCACCCGGATTCGCTTCTTCGAGGCGAAATTGCGCATAGCCTACCGTCGTGACCACCTCCGCGATGGAGGCGAGAACCGGCGTAAAGGCCCGCTGAAAGTCCCGCACATCCGGCTTATTCCGCGCTAAAACACGCTGGAAGGCATCCTGAAAGACGCGGGCATAGATGCGTGCGAAGCGCTGGTCCTCAGGCGGCGGTACTTTCTTGTCCGGCTCATCGTCATCTTCGCCGCCGTCTTCGCCGCTCGGTGAATTCGGATCTCCCGGCGAAAGTTTCAGCGGGTCGGAGGCATCCATCATGTTGACGGGCATCCAATAGGTGCCGCCCGCCACGCCGCCCACGGGATTCCAGTCGAGGAACGTCTCCCGGATGTCGTCCGTGTTCGCGAGGCCCCACTGCTTCAGTACCGTGATGAGCTTCGCCCGGCTCTCGGAGTCGGGCGTCAGCATTTCCTGGTAATAGAACGCCGGGAAAAACACGAACGCCGTGCGCCCGGTTTTCGGGAACAGCTTGCGCTTGAACTCCTGCTGAAGCGGCTTGTACCAGGGCCGCAGCGTGTACTGGACCAGCTCAATCGCTTCTTGCTCGGCCGAGGAACGATTGACCCTTCCCGACTCTCCCAACATGCGGATGGGCACGTGGAAAATCGCGCCGATCTCTTCGCGCTGGTGCTTGCGGGTCTCGATAAACTGGGCTTCGTTGGGCTTTACGTCGTACGGCTTCCAGATCATCCCGCCTTCGAGGACCATGGGACGGAGCATGTTCTCGCCGCCCTGCGCTTCCTGGATCGAGCGCTTGAAGTTCTCGAGAGACTCGGGCTTCATCGTGTGCGGGATTTCCACCACGCCCGAAGGCCGGATGCCATTGGCGAAATACTTGCCGCCGAATTTCTCGGCCGCCAGCGACAAACCCATTACCTGCCGGGTGAGTTCGATGATCGGCTTGCCCAGCCTGCCATCCAAAGACAGGCCCGGCACATGCAGCATGTTCGACGCGAGAATGTAGCGCGGATGGCGCGGTGTGTTTTGCTCTTCTACCTGCGTTCCATCCGTGGTCTCGTAAATGATGGTGCCGATGGGAACTCGTTCTCCCTGCACCACCACGTCTTCGACCACCCGCCGGGGCTTCGTCGCGATGGGAGAGCGCGGCCACAACGCCAGCACGCGGTTCGCTTGGTCTCGCTCGATCTCCGCGTACGCATTGGTCCACAGCAGCGCGTGCGCCATGAACGTCTTGATGAAGGTGAACGCGGTCATCTCCGCGTTCGGTTCATCGTGCAGGAGAAAGTGGAGGTCCTGTTCGAAGGCGAGCCGTTTGCCTCTCGGCTTCAGTTGCTCATAGACGTTGAGGTCCGTCGCGGCCATGGCCCCCGAGATGAGGTCCACGCACGCGTACACCGTGGCGATCTGGAGCGCGGTGAGTTCGGAAACGCGGATTCCTGAATCCGTCCGGCCGCCGTTGAATATGTCGAGTAGCCATTCGGCCGGATACGAAAGTGGCGTGCTCGGATCTTCGAGCGACGTGCGGAACTCGGGCAGGAATCCCGCCACGCCCTGCCTGATGGTCTGAAGAAATCCCACGGTGAGTCACGCCGGTTAGCGCAGCAGCGCCCCGACGAACACGCCAGCCGCGAAGACCGCCGCCAGCATGAGAACGATTGCCCAGAAGGCCACCCAGGAATAGAGGCGCGGACGCACCTCTACTCCACCGAAATCCACTCCATGGGCCGTCCGCCCAGCCGTCGCCCTCGCGCCACGGTTTCTCGATATCCGCGGTGTTGTAGCCTGCCGGGTCTTCGTTCCAAATCCGCTCATTGGTTCTCCTTTTTCTTGCTTTCCGGTTTTCGCATCTGCCCGCTGGTGATAAAGGCCCACGCGAAAAGCATGCTCCCCGCGAGGATTAAAGCCGCCTGCCAGGACCAGCCCGCTACGCCGATCACGACCAGCAGCAGGCCGGATATCGCCACGGCGCCTTTGACGAGCGGATCCGGCGTCATTGCAATCGCACCGTGGCGCAAGGTTGCTCGTCTGACTCGCTGGCATCGCGGTCCATCGCAGCCGAATAATTGCCCGCGTTGCCAACGAAGCCGCCCATCAAAGCGCTCATACAATCACCGGCCCGTTGTCAAAAATGGACTGCCGGTACTTCGGCTGATTCTCGAACAGGATGGCCCGGCACAATCCGTCTACCGTGGCGCTCAATCCGTCGATGCGGGACGATTCCCTTTCCCGGTCCGGCTTCTTGAACATGATGAGGTCGTTTTTCCGCACCAGACTTGCGCAGGATGCGTTCCAGCGCAGCACGGGGTGATTGCCGTGGTGCAGCCTTCCTTGCGCCACCAGCTCCAGAATCTTCTTGGTGGGTTCGTGCAGCGTGACCAGGCCCTGCTTGACTTCCATGCACTGGTAGCCGGCGTCGATCATGGGCACGGAGATCTGTCGCGAGTTGTACGGGTCCCAGCAGTATTGCTCCACGTCGAACATTTCCGCGCCCCACTTCAAGCGCAGTTCGACTTCGCTATAGTCGATACACGATCCAGGGCAGGTTTCGATCCAGCCTTCCTCCACCCAGCGTTCGTAGGGCATGCCGTCTTTCCGCTGGAGCTTCAGCACCGCATCTTTGGGCATCCAGAAAAACGGGAGCACTTCGTAATGCGGAACCAGGTTCAGCGCCGGCCCGTGGCCTTCGGTGATGAACACGAACGCCACGGCGGTTAAATCCGTGGTCATCGAGAGATCTACGCCCGCAAATGCTCGCCGGCCGATGAACCGCTTCAGCAGGTCCTGGGGCATGGCCCGCAGTTTGTCTTCGGGCAGCTTGTTTCTCAGCGGCGCCGCGATCCAATCGGTGGGGCATTTGTCCCACTGGATCATGTCGATCGCGCGGTCTTCCTTCTGGTCCCAGATGTTGAGGAAGTAGCGTTTGAAGGCAACCAGCGTGCCCTCGGCTAAAGCGGACTGGTACTTGGCCGCGATCTTTTCGGCGGGCAGGAAGCCGCCGTTTTCGATCAGCGACGGATTCGCCTTGATCCAGGTGGAGCGCTGTGACGGGTCGTCTTCCTTATCCGCTCCATAGATGCGCCCGAAGAATTTGGGGTCGGAGACGATGCCCTCGTTGATCTTGCGGGTCTTTTCGTGCAGTCGCCAGGCGAGAGGTGATTCCGACTGCACGCCCGCCGTGGTGATCGCGAGTGTGGTGGTCTGCCGCCGGGTGATTCCGCCGTTTGACAACACGTCCCAGTTTTCCAACTGCTTGCGCGTCTTCAGCCGGTGCACTTCGTCCATGACCGTGAAGGCGGGATTCACGCCGTCGCCTAAGTCGCCGTCCGCGGCTACCGCGGCATAGAAGCTATCCGGGTCCGAACGCTTCAGAATGCGGTTCGTTCCGCGAAGGATGCGGAAGTTCTTTTGCAGGATGGGGGATTGCTCCACCATTTTGCAGGCCGCGCGGTACACATTCATCGCCTGCCGGGAAGCTGCGCCAGCTCCGTAGACCTGGCAGCCGGGCGTGGTGGTGATGAGCGAGACGTACAGCACCAGGCCCGCGGCGAATTCGGTTTTGCCAGCTTTTTTCGGCACTTCGAGGTATACCTGCTCGATCAGTCTGTTGCCGTCATCGTCCAATTGCCCGAAGACCTGGACCAGTACTTCTTCCTGCCATGGGACGAGCAGGAAAGGCTTGCCCCAGTACTCGTCCGCCGAGTGCTTGAGGATGCCCTCGAAGAAGTTGCACGCGGCATCCGCGGCTTGTCGGGAGAAAGGCACATCACTTTTTCCGCTTCGGTTTGGTCAGATGCCGGACCAGCGCTTCCACCAGCGGATACGACTTCTCAGGCTTAGGCTCTGGCCGCACGAACGCCCCGCGTTCGCCTGCTACGTGCTTGCCACCGCGAGGGGCTTTCATGACTCACGCCTGAACCAAGTAACCGTTGCGCAAGTAGCCGTGCCACGTCTTGTGGGCGATTGATCCGGCCCCAGCCGCGCAAGTCAGGCCGTTCTTATCCACGGTGATGTTGGGCGCTTCACCGTGTCGCACCCAGCAGCGGTGCAGCTTGTCTTGGGGCTTCCCGCAGTTCGAACATCTGGAATCGATATCCCAGTGCCCACCCGGCGTTACCACCATCAGGTGAGGTTCGGTCTCGTTTTCCCACTCCATGTTTCGTGGGTACCACGTCGCCCACCACATCGCCCCGACGCCGAAAGAGTCCGCCCATTCCCGTTCTTCTCCCGTCGCCGGATTCCGCCATCGCAGGACGGCTTTGAACTCCGGGTCCCAGTCACGATCACTCGCAGGCAGCGAACCCGGCACATCGAAGACCGGCTCGACCATGAAGCATTTGATCTGTTCCATAAACGTGGCCTTCTCTACCGCGCATGCCTTGCCACGCCGGGGCGCGCGTCAGTCGGCTGCGAGTTTGCTGGGCTTGTAAGCATCGCAAGAGTCGCCATTGTCAGCAGTGCCCTCGTAATGCTTCGCTTCGCATTCCCGCCTCGCCGTTTCCTTTTCATCGGTACGCTCACCCCCTTCACTGCACCGTTTCGCGTTTCGGCTCCCGTGGCCTGGAGAGGATCGCCATCAGGTCTTCGGTAGCGTTGTCTTTCTTTTCCAGCGTGAGGCGCGTTCGACTGATCGGCGAGAGTCCGAACTCCGAGCAGAAAGCGCGCATCTGTGTCAGTGCTTTGTGCTCGATCACGATGGCCGGATGCCGCTTCACATCAATAACCGTAATTTCCTTGGTCTTCGGATCGACGGCACGCTTGGCGATCAGACGGCCCTGCTTGAGCAGAATCTCGTAGGCGTAGACGGCTTCTTCGTACGCCATGCAAGCGCCTTCGAGCATCATCGAGTCCGGCCGGCGATCCAGATTCATGACCGCCAATTCTTCCGACCAGAAAGTCCAGGCGGAACGCGCCCGCCCCTTGAGATGCCGGGGACAGTCGCGTAGCCCGCGCGAGACTTTCGGTTCCCCGGCCAGCTTCTGCCGCAGCTTGCCCATACCGTGTTTGCGCGGGTCCCCCTGGGCGATCTGCTGAGACGTGGGTTTAGGCTTGCGGCCGCGCATGAGTTAACTGGGGATAGGAGCGGATGTCCTTGAAACCGAAGCTGGTAAAGTCCTCGGCTTCCTGTGGGCGGCGTCCTACGATGAAACTGTGAGAACGGAGCCGAAAGCGTTACGAGCGCAGACGGCCCCTAAATCAAAACACTGGAGAGTACAACCGCATGCTGCTGTTCGTTAAACAGCGTTTCGTCGATCAGATTCGGGCGGGTACGAAGACGTTCGAGCTTCGCGCCGGATCGCGCTATTCCAAGATCCGGCCCGGCGACTCGCTCTCCATCAACGGACGCTTCCGCGTCACGGTCGAGCGCGTCGAAACATA